TACTTTCAATGCACAGAATAGATTAGTAATTGACCAAAACAACGCACAGTGGAGAAGACAGATAGCTACTGCTGAAACTGCTACAACAAACAGAATAAATGAGCTAAATGCTAACAATCTACTGAACATATCTAACTTAGCCTATAATAATTTATGGCAATACTATGCTGACACTATGGAATGGGCATGGACATCTGCTGAGAACGAGCTTAACAGATATGCTGATATGTCTATCGCTAATCTAAACGCTGACACTCAAACTGAAGTAGCTAAACGTGGAGAGTCAACAGCAGCAGGTAGTGCTGTTGGTAGCTTAATAGGAACATTAGGTAGTGCTTATATTATGTCAGGCATATGTTGGGTAGCAAGAGAAATATATGGTAAAGGTGACCCACGTTGGTTTGTATTCCGTATGTGGCTCAAGTATAAAGCACCTAAATGGTTTAAGAAGCTGTATGAAAAACATGGTGAATCATATGCTGAGTTTATTAAGGACAAACCTGTATTTAAATATGTAACAAAGAAACTTATGAATATGGTAATCAATAATGAAAGGTTGGTGTCGTATGCCTGAAACAAATCCTGCGATTAGATTATATAGAAACTTAAAAGTAGAAGAGGGTGAGGACATAGATGTTAAAGCAACACGTGGACTATTAGCTCGTAGTCAATCTAACAAAGCTAGAGAAGAAGCAGGTGTAAGTAACCCATCAGAGCGTGTAGCTAAACACGTATCTATATTACGTAGAAAAAGACAAGAGATATTAGAAGATGACGGAAATCAATCAACCACTGCTTGATGGTCCTATAGCAGGGCAATCATTAACAGCAGAAATAAATGGAAGACCTTGGCTAAATCCACCACAATATACAACAGTGGATGAGACCATAGAATATTATTTAGAAAGAATGTCAACAGAAGAGTTTACAGACCAACTTGTAGACGTATTGGAGATGGGCGTACCTGTGACAACACTTGCAAACACAATACAACTTGGTAGTGTTATGGATGGTGTTCACAGTGTTGATGTTGGAATGCTTGTGATGCCTTTTATCATGGAAATGATTATGCTCGTAGGTGAAAGTTCAGGTGTCAAGTATGATAGTGGTATGGAGAATCCAAACAAAGGTCAAACAAGAGACACAATGTTAAATAAAGTTAGAATTGAATTAGAAGAAAGAATGCGACAGAAAGAAGGGATGTTTATTGAAGAAGATGAGACAGTAGACATGGAAGAAGAGGAAGAGATTGTCGCAGAAGAAGAGCCTATGGGATTAATGTCTAGGAGAGAGCAATGAGTTTTGCCACAGGATTTATAACAGGTCTAGCTAAGAGTGTTGATGAAAATCTTAAAAAGGATATGCAACGTACCCAAGATAGAATTGATGGTATGGCACAGTATCGTATTACTCGTAGAAGAGCAGAGTTAGAAAGAAAAGATAAAGAGAAAGAAGAGTTAAGAGATACTCTTACTAATCTAGCTTCTCTCGTAGGTGGAGACATAGATAAAGCTGCACAAATATATAAAGGTGTGGGTGGCACAATATCAAGTGCTAATGAATTTTTTAAGGTAGCTCAAACTAGTCAAAGAACTATGGGTAAAGACTTTGATATATCAACTGCATTTGATTTTGCTACAGATAATGCTCCTCAAGGGATGACCATATCTCAATATCTAGATAACTTTACTACTAGTGTTAAAAAACTTCCTGTTTCAGACGAGGAAGTTCCTACAACAGGATTATATGGTGCTCTATTTAAACCAAAAGCAGGTGAGCAGATAATGAAACAAGTAGATGCTACTGCACCATTACCAACTGAAACTGAAAAGTTTGCAGTTCCTACTGCTAAGATAGATTATAATAAGTTTCTAGAAGCAAAGCAATATGAGAAGACTAATAGATTTAAGAGTGGCACTACAAATGAAGCTACACTATTAAAACTTGAAGATGAATTGTTTTATGAAACAGATGAAGCAAAGAAAAAAGCTCTAGAGACAAGAAGAAAAGATATAATAGCAAGAATAAAGAAAGAGCACGAAAAGAACTTAGCTGTTAAGAGAGCAGGTTCATCCACTACATCTATGTTTAGTAAAACTAATAGAGATAAAATTATTAATAATGGTATTGTAAGAGGTGTTGCAGACTCCAAAATAATAAAGAGTATAGAAGGTGAGCTTGAGACAAATATAAAAGGTAATGAACATAAAATATTTGCAGGTACACTAAAAGGAATGGCTAATTTAAAACAAGAATATGGTGCTAATGATGAGATATTGCTTTCAAAAATTAAGAGTGTTGAGGATACAACTAAATCACAAATAAAAGCATATAAATTTGACTTTGTGAATAACGTAGACAGAAGAGGTAGAACCTATCACACATTAGAAAGTGTGGATGAATTAAATGCAGGTATTAAAGCCTCTACTAGAGGTCCTAATACTTTTCCACCTTTAATTAAGCCGGGAGATGTTGTTACATACAAAACAGGTCAAGTAGACAATAGTGGAAACGCTATAACTAAAACAGTTATATGGACAGGTCAAGCCACAGGATTCTTGTAAAATGGATTTAAATGACAATACCATTGCACAACAGTTGCAATCTATCCCTAATGATGGAGAAGAAGAAACTTCTGTAACTGAAACAGAAGATGTAACTGCTGACACTAGTAATTATACAAATCAACTAAATGAAATAGAAATAGATAACGCAGAAGAAACTTCAACTGACACTATTAGTGCAGTCGGTACATCAAATGTGCTTGAACAACATGAAGTTAAAGAAGAAGTTGAAAAAGTAGTACCCCCTTCCCAAGATACACTATACACTCAGTATAGTAAAAAATATCCCCAATTATTTGAAAATGGAAAACTAGTAGATGTAGAAGCTGCCGAAGAGTTAGGTATTATTTCTGCAGTATCTGCTGTTCCTATGGATGATGAAGAAGTAGTTAGTGGTCACATTAGTACAAAAACAGAAGAAACACCTTTTGGTTTTACATATAATACAGAATCTAATGCTGTAGAAGTACAAAAGGAAAATGCCAATCAAGAAAAAGACTTTCGTAGATTAGAAAAGTTAGACGAGGACTTTGACGTTCCTGAAATGTCTGCGAAAGAGGAGGATAAATTTATAACTGAAATGGTAGATGCTATGCCTGATAGCAATCCTGATGGCAGTGTCAACCTCATGAAGAAGTTTTTAGGTATTACAGGCTCTTCAGGTTTCAAAGTATTAAATTCTTTAGGTTATGGTTTAAATTACATTGGTGCAGGTTATCAAGATGTTATAGAAAAGGTAGCTAAAGAAACTCAAGAAGCATTTCCTGATGCTTACAATAGTATAATAAAAAAGAGTCCTAAAGAATTTGCAAATGAAATAGGTAGAGGTACTATGGCAGGTATAGAGTTTTCAGAAACTGTGCCTGTTTTAGGAACTGTAACTAAATTTCCTGCGGCTAACGCTAAAATAGCTAGAAAGTTGTCTCAACAACTAGCAAAGAAAAAAGAAAAAGCAGTTAAAGATTGGAATAGAAGACTCAATGTAAATAAAATGAAGGGTGCTACAGCACAACAAATACAAGATAAGAAGGATGAAGCTACTAGAGTTGCCAATCAGAATAAAGATATTGCTAATCAACTCATTAAAGAGTTTGAGGACACTACTAAAAAGACCATATCAAAGACGGATAAGTCAGGAAACAAAACACTAGATTATAATCTTGCGAGAGAAGCAGGTATAGAAACCTCACAGGATTTAACACAATCTAAAGGAGCAAGTTTAGCAGACAAAGTGTTAGAAGAAGTAACAGGCTCTGCTAAAGTTAGTGATGATGCTGTTTTATTTGGTCAAGGTGATAGCCTTATGCAACCAATACTCAAACCTGAAAAGTTTGATGGTATTGTGGCAGTTGCGAGTGACCTTAAAAAAGCAAACCCTGAAGCGTTTAATAACAATAAAACAATAATAGATAACCTGTTTGACCTTACTGTAAATAAACAATTAATAGCAGGTGATAAACTTATTGATATGCTAAACAAGTATGACATATCTTTTGAAGATTATGTGTTAACTGTGGTAGGTTCAGGTTCTACTGCAGGTCAAGTATTAAATAAACTATCTCAAATAAAACGAGCAAGACCTCTAAATGAAATGGTGGCTATGCAACAAGCAGCCACACTCAAGAATCAAGATGTAATACGTAATACTATAATGCGTATAGAGAATATACGTAGAGGTGGTTTAGTATCTCAGATAGCCACAGCAGCTCGTAACTTAACTTCTGCAGGTATAAGAGCACCTATGGAAGGTTTAGGTAACGTCATGGATACTGCCTTATATAACCTATCAAATGAAGGTGTATTATCAGGTGCAAAAAGTTTACTGTCTAAAAATAATTGGAAAGATAGTTTTAGACATATGAGATATATGTTTGATAATCCAAAAGAAACTAAAGAAGTTGTAGATTTTATATTAGATAGACCTGAATTAGCAGGACAAAGCGACTTACTATTTAACAACATAAACGAGATTATGATAGCTACAGGTCGTGGACAAGGTGGTGTATTAGATAAAGTATTAACAGAAGGTGAAGATGCAGTCCAAGCTCTTAATATACCTAACAGATGGCAAGAATTTTTAGTAAGAAGAGGTGCTTTTCTTGGTGAGTTAGAGAGATTAGTAAAAAGAGAGTATAATATAGATTTTATTGATGCTCTTAATAAAGGTCAGATACGTGACTTGTTAAACGATTCAAGTAGTGTAAGACCTGCAGGTGCTAGGTCATTTACAGAAATAGTATCTGATGCCACTAATAAAGCATTAGACTTAACCTACGCAAAACAACCTGATGTTCCTATGTTTAGAAGTATATCTTCTTTCATAGTTAGGAATGGTTTAACTGTGGTATTACCTTTCCCAAGATTTATGTTTAATAGTATGGAACTTATGGGTCAATATATGGGTGGTGCATCCATACCTCTAGGCAGGAAACTAATGAGTATAGTTAAACCTAGTTTAAGAGGTAAACTAACTGCCAAAGATAGACAGAGAATATCACGTAACCTAACAGGTGTGGCAGTTGCAGGTGCTGCATATTCATATAGAACATCAGAAGATGCTCCTGCAGACTATAAAGAGATGAAAGTAGATGATGAAACTGTTGTAAATATAACTCCACAATTTCCTATGAGACAATTTCTATATTTAGGTGAAGCAGTAAAACAGATTAAAAAAGGAACTTTCTTTGACTTCTTTGATTCAAGAGAGTTTATAGAAACATTTGCAGGTACTAACTTTAGAACAGGTGTAGGACAAAGTATATTTCAAGATATATCTGATATAATTACTAGTGCTGACTTAACTGATAAAGAAGCAGGTGCTAAAGCATTAGCTAGACCTGTAGGAGAATACTTAGCAAGTTGGTTTGTACCTTTTGCACAACTTATAGAGGCACAAAGGGCAGTGGGTGAAAGAGGTTTGACCTACAAAGAGCTACAAGATGACCCTGATTTAGACTTTCAAAATACATTTCTAAAAGAACTAGGTAAACCATTTAAGTCTAGGGGTTTTACAACAACACCTGAAGAAGAGGAAGCTGCACCAAAGAAAGAATATTTATTTACAGATGAAAGAAAAAGAGTATCTCCGTTTGCAAGAGTTCTTCTAGGTTTAAATATGTCTACTAAAGACAGTGAAGAAGGGGAATATTTAAAGAGACTAGGTTTTACTGAGTATGATTTAGGTAGTAGGTCTAAAGTTCCTACTGTAAAAAGATTTGAGAACAAAGTTCTTAGAGAAGCACTACCTGAGATAGTGAGGGCAGTAAAATTAAGAGAGAAAACTGTTAGAGATGAGTATATAAAAGCACCTAACTCTGTTAAAGAGGAGTTCTCTGAGCAAAATTATGTAAACTCTGATATCAAACCACTTATAAAGGCTTATCTACGAAATATAAAAGAAGATTTAGCTAATATAAAAACAGGTGAGTCATCAACCTACACAAAATCTCTAGTTGAATTTAGAAAGCTACCAAAAGATTTTAGAAGAAGGGCGATGACTAAGTATATGGAGCTTTATGATAAAGAACCTGATGCTTCAAATGCAGAAGATTTATTTACCTTAACTAAAATAGGTAAAACATTTAGAGATGCATTTAATAGATAATTAACGACTATCTCCTGACCCTTGTAATGTTCCTCGTGTCTTCCTATCACTAAGTTTATACAGATTATCTTCCATAATTTTACCAAGATTAGCGTCTAACTCATTCGCTAACATGGCACAATACCAAAGCACGTCACCTATTTCAGGTGCTACATTTGATACTGTACCATCACGTATTTGTTTCTTTACTTTCCCTGCTACCTCTCCTGCTTCACTCACAAGACCAAGAGACAGGTAAGCTATGGCATCTTTCTTAGGATAAATAGCTGTAGACTTACACTTCTCTTGGTATTCATTTGCAGTTATCATGCTCTTATTGTGCGACTGCATGAACCTCTTGGCTTCTTCTTCTAGCTTCATCACGTTTTACTTTCTCCAACTGTTTAGTATAGGCAAAGTTATATCCTCTTTGCCATTCTCTATGTTGCATGGAGTTAGGATTGTATGGACTCTCTGTGCATATAATCTTAGCACCAAACTTAGCAACATTGCGTATATATTGTTTGCCTTTGAAGGCATTGACCCCACGCTCAAACTGAATACGTAGGGGTGCATCATACTTACTTAGATTTGGATTCCTTTTTTTCTTCGATTTCATTCGCTTGTCTCCTTTCTAAATATTTGATTATCATTGATAGTCTGTCATCATACTTACCAATCTCTGCTACTTCTTTATCCATAGCTTCTATGATATCAGAATGTTCTCCAATACCTGTAGACCTACTTAGATATATTTCTACATTGGCAATATGTTTGTTTATATGTCCTACATAATAGGATTTTAAAGCTGATAATAACATCTCTCTCATTAGTGTTCTCCTTTAAATGTTTTTATAACGTCAGATGAAAATAACTTATCTAGCTTTAACAAGTACATTCTAGATGCATTGTGGTCTCCACCTGATACACTTCTCTTGTAATCTAATCTGTCAATTAGTTTCTTGAGATTCTCTACATTAAAAACAAGTGTGCAAAAAACATCATCACCTATACATAAATTATGAAACCAATAGTCTGCTTCTGTTGCATTAATACCACTAGGCTTACCATATGATTCATATTCTATAGCTATGTTGCCTGTCTTCTGCCACTTATCTCTTTCACTTTTTACTTCTATCTTTTTGTTTTGTAACATATCTGCCACAAACTGTTCCCTGACTTTACCATACTCTAGGTCTATATCAAACTTCTTTCTGTCTTCTTTACTTGGTGCTAGGTTTTCCATGTGTAACTCCTTTTCTCTTAGGTTTTATATGTAATAGTTCCCTTATGTGTAGCTTTCTACCTTTAAAGAAAACGATTAAGTTTATTAGCGTATTTATAGTGATGGCAATAAGTAACCACCATTGCCACCATATTAGTTGCTCTGTATTTTCTAACATTAACTAGCCTGAATGTCAACCATTTCACAGGCATCAGCAGTACACGCTAGTTCTTTAGAGCCACTTGTTGTGTCCTCTTTCTCAAAGTCTGCTAATTTAGACCAATCAATAGAGGTAGGCATCTTTTTATACAACTCATCATATTCATCTTCATTTATATCTTGATAAGGTGCTTGTGCATATGTATGGTCACTGAAAGGTAAGAAGGATATACCTGATACCTCATCAAAGTTTCTATACACCCAAGCTCCAACATCCATCCACTCATCTTCCTTTACAGATATAGTTACAGATGGTTTATGCTCACACCAATTCCTTTGGAACATGAGCCAATATTCTAACTGCTGTATGGCAGTCATCTCAGTTCTAGTGATAGCACCTGTAGGTGACTTCATAGGAAAGCTGAACACAGTTGTGCTGTCAGGTTTCATCACATCAGGCTCTGCAGGAATACCACTCTCTTTCATAAACTGTGTGAGTGGGTCTTTATTATCTCCACGTACAGTTCTAACATAGAAAGGGTTATGTCTTGCGTGTATACCTGATGCACTATCTACTAGTTGAGATACTGTGCCACTAGGTTTCACACAAGTAATTGCAGTAGACTGTGGTATGCCTAAATCTTTAGAAATCTTTTTGTTTGTCTCCACTGCTACTTCTTTTAATACTTGTAAATTAAAAGCTAAATTACTATTATCAGGTGATAGAACAGGGCAGTCAAGTATACCTGTCAATGATACACCTAACAATCTTTCTTCTTCTGTATTAGACTTCCATACTTTACGTAGATATTTGAAATCTGTAAGTGTAGATTGAAATGTTCCTAATATAGTAGCCATGCGAACTTTATTTTTTAATGATACTATGTCATCTGTTTCACGTGCAACAACTTCTGTGAGATTACAAAACTGATAAGGTCTAAGTATAATCTCACTACATGGATTACAACCAAACTCATGGTCAGTCTCACGTCTACCATTCTCTGATGCTTTCACTTTGGCTGCCTTACGATTAAAAATACCACGCTCTCCTGACTTAGACTCGTATAAAGATGTCCATTCTCTCATAAATGTACCCATCTCAGGTTTACCTTTGAACGCTACAGAGTTATTAGCTAGTGCTCTTTGTCCTTCATTCTCCCACCATTGTCCTGATTTAGCATGACGCATTTGGTCATCTCCTAAGTTAGACAAAGATATGAGAGCAGAACGTCTAACACCACCAACAACTACAACCTCTCCTATCTTACACATAATATCATGGCACTCAACAGGAAATAATCTTCTGCCCTTTGCACCTTCAAACTTCTGTATACAAAACTTAAACAAGTCTATAAGAGGAGCAGGTCCTGATGCTCTACCACCAAAAGTTTTTAGTCTAGCACCTGCAGGTCGTATCTCTGACACATCCCATGTAGGTATCTGTCCTGCATATAATAAAGATATTAACTCACGTAATGCTCTTGACCATCCGGGTCTACTATCACCAACCTTTATCACAGTAGATGACTTCTCAAAGTGTTCATTTACCACAGGTAACTTATCCACGTTCTCTCTTTCTACAGAGAAACCCACACCTGTACCACACATAAGTATGTACATACACTCATCAAAGCTACGTGGACTATCCACAGGTATGTAGCTACAGTTATATCCTGCTACGTGACATCTATCTAATGCTACACCTGCAGTCATCAAGGCTCTCATACTAGGCATAACACCAAGAGATGTTATAGCATCAAATAGTTTTTCGTTGAGAGCATAAGTAAGGTCATAATTATATTTAGTTTTTAAGTGGTTAGTCATGTAATCCATATATCTATCCACAGTTTCTGCCCAAGTCTCTCGTCTTTGGTCATCCTCTCTCCATCTAGCATATCTAGAAAGAGCGATAAAATTTTGATAATCAGTTGGTAAATAGTTTTGCATTTAAGTCTCCTCTGTTACTATCTTTATACTCTTAACTTTCACTCCTTCTATCTCGTGAAAAGTCTCATTGATGTATTCTTCCATCTCTTCGTCTACTTTGCCATCGGCAGGTACTGCATAATCTTCAGGGTCAATTAGCAGTGTCATCATAATCTTAACTCGCATCTTTTTCAACCACTTTTATTAGTTTCTTGAGATACCATAGTGCTTTCTCTAAATCTTCTACACCATTCTTATATCTGTATCTCCAAAGATACTTCATGATGTTACCCTGTAGGTAGTATTCAAAGCCATCGTCCGTCATAGCTTTTATAGCATCAATAGTTTCTATACCTGCTTTATTATAATGTGGTGGATGATTGACCATATCATCTTTTTTTCCTGATAAATACTTCACTGTTTGCTCCTTTGATTTCTCTTCAACTTCTTTAAGTTTCTTTTTCATATATTCCAAATGTCTCAATGTAACTCTCCGTCAGGTTTAAAATTAACGTGTATAACATTATCACGTTCTTTAATCTTAGTCAACCTATCTATGCCTTGTGTTAACTCTTCATGTGATAAATATTTATCTGCTAGTTTCTGTGTCTCTTCTCTAAATATTTTATTATCTTCCATCAAGGGAACAGAAGCACATATCTGCTTAGTAAAGCCTATCATAGAATAGAAATCATCATCATCAAGTTTATTAGCCTTATCCACCACCATTTTAAGACTAACTTCTCCTGTCCATTTATTTTTCTCATCAAGGTGTGGTCTAACTATAATCATAAAATCAGATGTATATACAGGTTCTTTAGTTGTCATGTTATCTCCTTATTTTTGCTGTAGAAAATCGTATAAATTTAGGGTGCTTATTCTTGCCCTTCTCTTTCAACCAATCTTCAGGTATTATTCTATCATAGTATCTAAATCCATATTTAATACACCACTCTGCATATGATGACTTCGCACCTTTTCTAAGTTTCTTTCTGCTGTTTTCAAACACAAATCTAATGTCTAAGTTTGGATGTTGCTTTTTTATTGCTAGGTGTTTCCTTCTATCCATAGTAAGGAATCTACCTTTAGTTTCTATTATAATCCCATTCTTTAATATAAAGTCAGGGGTATAGGTTCTGTAGGCTAGGTCTTCCCATTCTATCTTGATACTTTCATAGTCATATTTATACCTGATAGTATCAAGAGCCATAGAAATTTTTAATTCTAACCCACTCCTATACCCATGCTTGATTGCATCTCTGCGTATCTTATGTGGAGACACTAGAGTAACCTTCTCCACCCTGAAAAAGGACTGAACTCGTAAGAATCATGAGAGTATGTAACACCAAGAGCTTTCATTTCTTCTTTAACAGCTTCGTCAGCTAACTTCTTAGCTTCCATAGCTTCCCTCAAACCTTTAGTTCTCAGTTCACGAAGAGTCTTCTTAGCTTCAGCTAACTCTTTCTCCATAGTTTCTATATCTTTATTCAGTTCTTCTATCTTTTTTGTATCTGTAGTCATTTTAAACTCCATATCTTACTCGCTTCTTCTTTCATACCTGTCCACAACCAAGAGTCAAGGTTAGGATATGTAAGAGAAGCTATCTCATGTTTGTCATTACTGACAGACAAAAACTTTTGTATACTTAAAGCTACTTTTTCAAGTTGTTTTTTGTACACAGATAAGTTTTTAAGTGTAAATATCTTATGTTCTTTTGGACTTGCAAAGAACAAGTCTACACTACTCTTAGGGTATGCCATAGAATATAATGCCATCTGTCTTTTCTGTGCTTCAGTTGGTCTTGTAGGCATCCTTGTGGTTGTCTTCAAGTCAACTATCTTGTCAGCAAATCGGAAGTCAATATATCCTATGATAGGTACAGGTAAAGTATCAAGTTGAACTGAAACTTTCTCTTGGTATGCTTCAAGATTATCATAGTTAAAGTTCTCATCAATGACTTTACCAAAACCTTCTAACAACTTCTTTTCTTTAGCTGTCTTCACATCTCCTAAATCAATACCTGATTCAGCACACAGAGACATGAAGTGCATATCTAAATACTTAAAGTCAAAGGTTTTCTTTTCGTACTTGTCTGCTAAAGTAGCTTCAGTAGCAATACCTCTCACAGCACTAGCACCACTTGATGACTTAACACCAAACAAATACCTAGCAACCCACAAAGCATTATCATTAATATATGTGTTGATGCTACTAGGTGACAAGTAGTTGATACCATGCACTGCGAAAGGATTGTTACTTAGCACTATGCGTTTTCCACTTCTATGAAGTTATCTTCTGCGTCAATGATGTCACTAACTGCAGTAGACATATCTTCATCAATGGAGTTTTGAGAAGCCTGTTCGTTCCACTCAGAGACTATATACTGATTATAGTTCTCCACCCAAGCTAAGAAGTCTCCAAACATAACTTGGTCTTTCTCTGACAGGTCTATCTTCTCCGACAAGTTCAACGTGCTAGTAGGTAAATAGAATACACTACCATTTGGTAACTTTCTAGATTCAGTATCTAAAGCTATAGTATGCTGAACAGGTAAACACTTTTGCTTTGCTAGTTTAGTAAAGTTAGCACCAACAGTTTTAAATGCTTCTCTATTATCTATCTCCCATATAAAGGGAGTAGTTTCAAAAGCAACATCGTTACCTCTCGCATCTGTAGCGTTATGTAAATCTACTAATCCAAACACCACACGTACACGTTTAATCTGCTTGATAAGGTCTTTGGTTTTATCAGGCAGAGCATCAAAGTCTTGTATCCAACCTGCAGGTTTACCACAGTTGAATCCACCTTGATTATCCTTTAGGTCTTTATTAAGAGTGTCAGCCATGACAGTCTTATGATAAGTACCCATAGGTTCTCCTGCTTTTGCAGACATATTTTTTACAAATCTTTTGTACATATATCTCTGCATGAAAGGTC